ATAGTGATATTCCGACAACTATCACCATTGATGAAGATATACCTGAAATCATCACAATAATAGAAGACATTCCTACTACAATAGCCATTGTTGAAGATATACCAACAATTATAAATATTATTGATGATGTGCCTACAACTATTACAGTAGATGATGATTTACCTACAACTATTACAATAGACGATGATTTGCCTACCACGATTGTAGTAACAGATAGTTTGCCAACAATCATAATAGTGAATGACGATATCACTCCTGTCATTACAGTAGAAGACGATATCACTCCTGTCATTACAGTAGAAGACGATATCACTCCTGTCATTACAGTAGAAGACGATATCACTCCTGTCATTATAGTAGAAGATGATATTGACCCAGTTATTACAGTATTTGACTCATTACCAACCAATATACCATTTTTGGATGATTTGCCTCCATATATTGAGTTGTATGACGACTTACCTACAGTTATTTCAATTATTGATGACATAACAAGAATAATTTCAATTCTTGAAGACATTCCTTCAACTATTACTGTGATTGGTCTAGAAATACCATCAATAATTTCGATTCAAGTAACGGCAACTATACCAACACTAATATCAATAACTGGAAACATACCATCTGTTATTTCTGTTACTAGTGAAATTCCATCTGTTATTTCTTTGAGTCATGATTTGCCATCAAATATCAATGTAATTGATAATATACCAAGTGAAATAAATGTTATGGAAGATATTCCAGATGTTATTACGCTTGAGTCTACTGTGCCAGATATCATTACACTTGTAGAAAATCTACCAAGGAGCATAAATTTAGTTGGTACTATTCCAGAAAACATAAATTTAATTGCAAACCTGCCAGAAAGCATAGACCTCAATGATGATCTTCCAACATCAATTAATTTGGCAGATGATCTTCCTGAGACAATAACTTTGGCATCAGACATACCAACTATTATTGAGCTTTATGATGATATTCCTGATGCAATTGTTCTGGTTGATGATATTCCCCTTTTCATTCAGGTTATTGATGATTTGCCATCAAGAATTTCATTTGGTCCAGCGCCAACTTTCCCGAAGATTCAATTTGCCCCAGCACCAAAATTAGGGCCTATATCAGTAGATTGGGGAACACCGCCCTACATCCCTGTTTCGTGGGGAACTCCTCCAAAACTGAGTGCTGTTGTGACCGTGCAATGTGCCCCAGCAAGTACGCCATTCACTAAAGTCAAGGATTTGTTTTCAGAGCAGGATTCATTCAGTCCATTGGAGCCTGTAAGAATCCAAGCTGAAGAAGTTGGAATACCATCAGAAATTACTTTGAAAATTCCCGAGATACCAGACATCAAGGTTTTGCATGACATACCCGCAATAATCAGGGTTGAGTCGCCAAAAATTCCTGATATTAGGATTATTGCTCCAGATGTGCCCATACCAAATGAAATCAGAATTAATTCTGAAAATGTTCCTTCAACAATAGAGCTTTTGGCCACTAACATACCATCATCAATTAAGCTTGAGACATCAAATCTTCCAAGTTCAATTAAATTAGAAGTTCCAAATGTTATGCCAACAATAAAGATTGATGCTTCTGGAATACCAGAAAAAATTCAAGTTGTTGGAATACCATCTGCAATTGAATTGATAGGCGCTCCTTCGGAAATCAAGTTGGTCATGCCAGAAAAACCGGAAATCGAACTTGTTTATAAGGGGGCTCCAATTGATGTGAAGATCAATCTGGATGTGACAAAATTAACTGGAGAAAATGGCGAACAACCCTGCTTTGCCTTAGTACCCTGCAACAAACCGGCGTAAAAATGTCTGATAGAATTAAAAAAACAACTGATGGTAACAAGTATTATTTAACAGAGGAAGGGATGTGGGTCAGAGATTTCACATCTGATCAATTTCCTTTTGTTGACTTGAATAATACTATAGACAACAAAGATTATTTTACCTTCTTGGAAAACGAAACAAAAAATAGTCTGGAAAAATGTGCTTGGATTGATAGCGAAAGTTTTCAAATGCGTGATGTTGTGATTGTTTCTGATGGTTATGGTTTTCAGAACAAACAGAAAATTCTTTCTAAATTGCCAAAGTCAACAACAATCATAGGTGTAAATGGTTCTTTGATAAAATGGAACCTAACCGATAGAGTCATGAACTGGTATGTGGTGAATAATCCATATAGAGAATGCATGAAATATCTTCCCAGAAGAAATCGTATCATGCCAAAATGCATAGCTTCATGCAGAACAAATCATCAATTTATGAGTGCGTACAAAGGAATAAAATATAAATATTATCCTGTCAATGAAAAGAAATATTCTGGATTTGGGTTAAAGGAAACCCAATGGCAGGTTGATGATTATAGGAACTCTATATGCGCCGCACTCAATATAGCTTATCGTTTTGGTGCTGAAAATATAATGTTATTTTGTTGTGATGACAGTTTTGATGGTGAAAGACCCGGTGCTATAAAACTTGAAAATGGATTATATGAATATCCACAACATTCTATAGCTCACGGAATAATTGATGGATTTTTCTATTGGATAAAAAATCATCCTCATTTTGAAACTAAATTAAGTGATCATTCAAGCACTAAAGAATATAAACATGCACCATATATAAGAGAGGAAGAATTACTTCCTTTTTTTCAACAAGGTGGTGAAAAATATGACTAGATGGAATTATAAAAACGATGATGATCCTTTTGGACCATTCAATTTCAGCGACTTCAAAAAATGGATGTCGCAGCAACAAGAAAACGGCAGATCAAGTATGGTCGGTGTTCAAGTTGAATCAAAAATACCCCTCAAAAAACTCGTTTCAAGAATTGAAACCCAAGATGGCGAATTACTTGAAGTGGCAAAAGATTTTAAGAAAAACGGTGGTAAAATCACAGAAGAAAACGGACATTACATGTATGTCGCTGTTGATAGCGGCTCATTTATGATCCACAAAATGCATTTGAAAAAATCAGATTGCTAAGTTTTTTTCCTGATCATTGTTATCTTCTGTGGCAATTGATTAGTGTTAATTTTGGGTATTGTTGTTTTTATGGTTATTTGAGGCTGCGAACTCAAAGGTATATTAGTGTAACCACGATCTTTGAGAGCAGCCCTTAAGTCTTCAAATTTATCGGCTGACTCGGCCCAAGGCTCCCAAAACATCCTGTTATCGTAAATTAATTGAACTAATTCATCTGTCATATTTGAAGGCAAGTTCAATATTTCAGGGTTATCAAGCCTTGATGCGAGTATTTCTTTGCCCTTTGCAACAATTAAAATTTTGACAGATGATTTGTCTCTTCTGGCCAAATAAATATAAATGTTTGTGGTTTGATTAGCTGCCATGATTTTAATTACCTGAATTTTTTAGATTTTTATTGCTTAAAAAAAGCTCTTCTAGTAAAATTTCGATTACTAATTTAGTATAGTCGTCATTTGCATCAAATTGCTTGACGAATTCTTGCAATGCGTCAACCGTGGAATTAATTTCATTTTGGTGGTTTTTCATGATAGCTTTACCAGATTATGCGAAGATCAAAGATAATTACTGCATATCGTATTTTGGTTACAACAAAGAATATTTGACACAGCTTCGTCTTCTCAGGCCTCAAATGGAACAAGCCTTTCCCGGCATCAAAGTTTATCTTTGTTGCAGAGATGATCTCTTTTATTTATTTCATGGAGAACCAAGAACATTGGTTAAATCAAAACTTTTTGCAGAAAAGAATCAATTTGCTTATGTTAGAGAAATTTCTTATAAAGAAGGAGAACATCCAATTGAGCAGCTTTTTATCGAATCTGATTTGAAAATTAAACCAATATGCACTTCTTTTAGTAAATATGGACCAGCTAACCTTCTCACAAATGGTGTTTATCCAATAAATAGCTTAAATCACAAACAAATACAATTTTCATTAGAATATATTGCATCGAAAAATTGCACCTGCCAAATTAACAAAGACTGGAATAATTTTGAATGGATTGTGGGAGTTGAAAATGAATTATTGTACGAGGCTGCTTCTTCAGGAAAGAAAGTAACCCTCATTTCTAATGGAATTGGTGAAAATATTTTCAAGATGATGTTCCCGAAATCTGAAATCTTGAATATTCCTTTGTGAATGAATCACTTGTGCATAAATATGTAAGAGGTAGTTTTGATCCCTTTTTATCTCCAAGGAGAAAAATGAGCGTATTCAAGGTGAATTTGAATAACCTTACTCAAGGTAGTTTAGACTTAAATCCTGCAACAGGAGTAAAGTTTGTCGATTCAATTCAGCGCACCATTTATGTAACTGGTCCAAACAAAATTTATCGTAAACTTAATGATGGCGATCAGTTTACTGATTGCAATTATTGGAAAAGATTTGCTTATCCACAAGTTAGCTATGATCAGTCTTTCATTGAAGTCGTAACAGATGATGGTTCAATTTATAGCGACATTCCAGAAGAAAATACATATCCTTTGGTTTATAATTTCACTGTTCTTGATGGTGATGTTTATGTTGATCATGAAGCGGACATCGTTGACGACACAGGATCTCCAGCCAACTTCGTTCAGATTGCTTCAACTGATGCTGCTGGCGGTGATGTAAAAGTGAAGCTTAATGGTCTTGCTGGAGCAATTTTTGACCTTAAAGCCGGAGACACTCAAGTTTTCAACTATGGTGACCTTGCTGTAACCAAATTGAATTTTGAGAACACAAGTGGTTCTGATCAGACAGTTCAGATTATCGTATCGGCAAGAAGCATTTGCTATAGCTGATTTTCATGATTAATCGTGTTAAGCCCGGCCTCTATTTCAAGGCTGGGCTTAACTATTTTAAGTCATGCAAGAATCAAGAAAAAACATGTCATTAAAGGAATTCAACGAGGCAAGAAATTCAATCTTGTTCATATCTGATTGGGGAGGGCTTGGAGATGTTCTTATTCATCGCTTAATATTTGATGATGTTAAAAAAATAATTCCAGAAGCAAAAATACACTTTTGTTGCCTTAATCAATATCAAGATGCAATAAAAGATCATCCTCTTGTTGATAAAATTATTTTCCCAGAAGACCTAAAAAAAGAAAAATATCTTGTTTTTTATCAAACTTGTGTGAAAACATCCAACAAGTACGAAAGTCATTATGGTAAAGAATGCAAACTACATCGTGCCGAAGTATGGGGGCTTTTTTGCGGTTATGAAATAAAAGATCCCAATATGCATTTTGATTTGCATAAGGGAAAAATTGCAATATACAAAAAAAGAATGCAAGAAATGGTAAAAGATGAAAAAAAACCAATCGTTGTATTCAGTCCTAAATCTGCAATTACAACCAAGTGTCTTCAGCCAAATCAAATAAAAGCTGTAATAGAAGAATTAATTGATTTCAATGTGTTTGTAATTGAAAAAAAAGAAGACAAAGAACTGAAAAAATTTAACATCAATACCATTTCAAACACAACAATTGATGAGTGGATTTACTACACGGCATGCGCCGATTATGTCGTAACTGTTGATACAGCAACATTCCATCTTGCTGGAGGTCTTGGAATACCAATGACTGGCATATTCACTTTCGCTAATGGAAAAACATATGGAAAATATTATGATTTTATTCTTGTGCAAAAACATATGGATGATGGAAATTGGGATTGCGGACCTTGTTACAATTATCGAATTTGTCCCAAGACACAAAAAGAACTAAAGCCTTGTTTGACAGAGTTGACAGAAAAGGAAATCAAAGAAGGCATAAATAAAATGTTCAAAAAATGGCCCATTTTGATTAGTTAATTTAATATTGCTAGAGATAACTATAATGATTGTGACGGTTTGCGTGGAGGGTGCTTGGGACAATTACTTAAACCCAATACAGTCAAAGTTGTGACCAAAGATGGAGAAATGCATATGACCATCTCCTTGGAAATCACGATAAACCTTAACAGTGATAACCTTAAAGTTACTGCTGCTCCAAGTGTTGTTGTTCCACAAATGGAACAAAAGGTTGCAACTCAAAAAATTGAAGAGCCAATGTGGGAAATACCTGATTTTGCTCCCATGCCTAAAGTTGAATTTGGAAAGAAAGCGTAAAGGAGAATAAAAATGGCTAGTCATGGTTTTGATTGCGGAACATATAACTTGGTTCATTGTAACAGGGACAAAAATGGAAATTTTGAATATCACAGAGAAGTAAACGCATTCCTTGAAATGCCTTTGGAAAACAGATTCGTTTTCGACATGATGAAAAGGGCAGGAGTTCCTCTAATCGAGCGTGAAAAGAGAGCATACGCTCTTGGAGAAGCAGCAGTCAACATGACTTATACTATGAGTGCTTTAGAACTTAAAAGGCCAATGACACATGGTTGCGTTAACCCAAAAGAAAAAGACGCTTTCCAGATCATGAGCATCATGATTCATAGCCTAATCAATAATGTTCAAAAAGACGGCGAAACATTATATTATTGTGTTCCAGCAAATGCAGTCAATCAAGAAACAGATGCTGATTACCATCAAAGAATTCTCGATGCCATTTTCAAAGCTTACAAAAGTGAAACAGGATATAAGGTTGATGCACATCCAATCAATGAAGCACTCGCACTTGTTTATGCTGAATTGGGCAAGAAAGCATATACGGGAATTTCTGCAAGTTTTGGTGCTGGCATGGTAAACATTTGCTATGCGATGTATGGATCGCCAGTTTTTACTTTTGCTATTGTAAATTCAGGAGACTGGATTGATCGTCAAGCAGCCAAGGCAACTGGAGAAAGCATCAGTTTCATCAACAAGGAAAAAACCAAGATTGATTTGACAAAGCCTCCATCAACTCTTGTTGAAAGAGCGATTCACACACAATATCAACTCATGATTGAACATACCGTAAACGGTTTGAAAAAAGGATTTAGCGATGTTAACAAAACTGTAAGAACTGATGGTGAAGTTGATGTCGTAATTGCAGGAGGAACAAGTTCTCCTAATGGATTTACTGAATTGTTCAAGGAAACAATAAGTAAAGTTGAATTGCCAATTAAAATTGGCGATGTTATCAAGCCATCTGATCCATTGTATTCGGTGGCCAGAGGTTGCTTGGTAGCCGCAGAAGCATCGAAGTGAAGAATAGTCGTCTTCTTGTGGCGAATTAATTAGTGAACTGTATAGAAAGGTAAAGAATGAAAGTTAATCAGAAATGCATAAGCGACCTTGGTGCCGCTGCATATTTGCTAATGCATGATTTCAAGGTAATTGGTAGAAAAGGCAAAGATATTTATTTTATCCTTGACCATAAACATACATCTGAACAATTTGATCAATTTACTCTTGATTATTTGTCAAGTGAATTCCATCGATTTGATGCTTGCATCATGAGTCTCAAGAAAATCGGTGAATATAATTTTAATCCACATAATTTTCGATTTGTTACCGATCTTGGAGCAGCAGCTTATATTCTAATGCACAAATATAAAGTTGTTGGCAAGAGAGGAAAAGCAATTTACTTTGATGTGGACGATATTTCAGCAGATAAATTCGACGAAATAGCTTTGGAATACATAAGCAGCGATTTTCATAGATTCGATTCATGCCTTATGTCTTTGAAGAAAATCGGTGAATATATCAGCGAACAATATTAAAAAATTCAATATATAAAGTTAGAAATTGGCCAAAACCATCAAACAATGATGGAAGGTTGTAACACATATGTTGAAATCTCGTAAAATAACAGAAAAAATAAATTTGAATCTTGTAGAAGGACTACAGGAAGTTGAAAAACAGATTGATGACTTGGTTGACTCTTGGTCATCACTCTTGAAAAAGGAACTGATTACTGGAACAACAGATGTTGACAGAAACCTTTGGGATAAATTCAAAGATTTTATTGATAATGTAAGTATTACTCCTCAGGGATTGATACAAACAAAATCTCCTAGAAGAATGATTTTTGGCAAAAATCTTTCTCCAGACTTCAGTCAGTATTGGTCAGGGTCTTATCAAAAACCGAAAACCGCAGCAAATGATAAGACAGATTTCAAAAAGTTGTGGACTGGTAAGTATCAAAACAAAATGTCTCTTGAAGACTATAGAAATTTTCAAGAGATATTTTCCATGCTGTCAGAAGAATCAAATACTTCAAGTATTAAGATTTTCCAAATAATTGACAAACATGCAAATGAATTAAGAAAAAAATTGAAAGATTTATTTACAGTTGCAAGCAAATCTTCAAGTGCCATGCCAGCTTTGTCATATCAACTTTCCCCAAAAGAAATAGAATTGGTGAGACAAAAATCTGATACGGAAATTCCAAATGTTAAAAAAGCTATTGAAAAAGCTCCAATTGAAAAAGACGAAAAAGAAAAAGTTCTAAAAATTATAAATAAATATATAATAAAAGACCAAGAAAAAACAGACGATAAACAAAAACCAGTAGTTGGTAGTTCTTCAAGTTTTCGTGGCTTGAAAAAGACTTCAACTGAAACAAAGCCAACTGTATCAACTGAAACAAAGCCAACTGTATCAGGAAAAGAAGAAACAAAGCCAACTGTATCAACTGAAACAAAGCCAACTGTATCGGGAAAAGAAGAAACAAAGACTGTTGAAGATAATTTAGAAAATGTTCCAGCAATAGTCAAAAGATTTATTCATGTTTTAGAAAATCAAAAAAAGCTGAGTCAAGAAATAAAAGATACTTTGAAAAATTGGCCAAGTCGAATAGACGACTTTTATTCATTTGTAACAGATATTTTATTAGATGAAATCAAAAATTTGGAAACTAAGGAAAGAAAACATTTAAGAAAACAAATTGAAGAAACTGATAATCCAATAAATTTCCTTAAATTAGCTACAACTATATTGATGAAATTGGGAGATGATTAACTGCCTCCCTTGTTAATCATCTTCTTGTTAAATTCTTGCGCTTGTTTTGAGAGCGCAGCAAGAGTCGCTGGATCAACATATGGCGATGCTGAAGGATCAACTCCAATAATCATGGGATTATTGTTGGGTGTATTCTTTTTGACTTGATTGACTATATTTTCATATTCGGGATTATTTTCATCTATTACTTGCTCTTCAAGTAATCCGACTACAAATTGCATAGAATAAAAATTCTTACATCCAGTTAAATGATGCCTTGTAAATATTCCATCCTCATCTATTGATTCTACTATTCCAGTAAAGAAATCAGCAAATTGATGATCTTGTAAATTATTTTTGCCTATTCCGGTTGTCAAAACCGTGCATACTTTATTGACAAACTGTTCTTGTAATTTTTTAATTGTTGTAATTTTCATGTGTACAAACTATATCCTATGCTAAACCTATCAGTCTCAGAGTAAACACAATGCCAAAGAAGATTTTCAGAAATGCGAAACATTCTAAAATTCCAGCCTTCTTTGTCCCATGAAGTAACGATCTCTCCATCATCTGGATCACGATATCTGAAAAAAGATTTATTGCTCTCTCTTGCATAAGTGCAATATAACCTGAATCCTTTGTTGTTGCTATTAGTATGCCATCCCATGTATCCATTGTTTGGATACCAAATCCTACCACTTATGCCTATTTTTTTGATATTTTTGTCCTTTACATATCTGCTAATACGATTTGTCAGAAAATCAAAGTTTATATTGTTAAATTTGTATACATTGCAATCGTATGTTGCCACTTCTCTATCTTTTTCAAGATATTCTTGCAACGCCTTTTCATCAACCCTTGATAATGCAAACTCGTTAGTTATTTCTGACTTGTATAATTTACGCTCAACTTTTTTGGGTTCATAATTAATTGTATCTATGACCTTTTGCAACCCAGATAAGATTAATTCATCATCTACTTTTAATTCTTCGTAATTTTTGTCCATTTTGAATCTCCACTAAATTATAAGAGAAAAAAATAAAAAAATCACATAAATAAAAAAGAGGTAAATTATGAGACAAATGAAACAAAATCGGCCACCAAAAAGCGATGATATTAAAGGCAATGTTGATCAAACAAAAATTGCCAGAGGCGCTTTACCAAGATTTAGTGGACAAGGCTATCATGCTGACAAAAGAGAAAAAAGAGCAAGTGATCAAAAAAGAAAAGAGCTTCGTAACGAAGTTGCTCCTGTAGGTTTCCCCACTTTTTCTGAATGGCTTAAAAATAATCATGGTGAAATTTATGATGAAAATGCGAAAAGCATATTATTGGCTGGTTTAGCAGGTGCAGGTATTGGAGCGGGTTTAGGAGCGGCTGCGCCTCACACAAAAGATTATGATCCTAAAAATGCATTGCATCATGCGGTTGGAGCAAAACACACAGCCATGGATGCATTTTCAGATATGCCAATAGAAAAAAGAGTTGGATTAGGTGGGGCTCTTGGTGCCGCTGCTGGTGCTGGGGCGCTTGCTAGTGCGTTGAGAAAAAGAAAAGGTAACTGGATGAAAAAATAACTATTGCCATATATCGCTAAATGCGAAGTAATCTCCAACAGTACCCCTAGGCCCCGAATAATCAAGGGGCCTTTGGTTTTTGATGATGTAATGATGCAACATAGCTGGACTGTTCCTGACCAAAAACTCATTCCAATCGTTGTATCCTTTTGGTGGAATCACATACATTAGTTTTTCAGATGAGTTTTTGGCAGTTTCTAATGTTGCTATCATTGAACTCATCTTGGCCGTTCCGGCCTTTCCAGCATGATCTCTGTCTAGGCAAAGAACTGTTCTATAGTTTTTAAGAATCAATGCCTGCTTTTCACTCATGTTCTTGCCACCGCAAGCAACGGCATTTAGTTCTGCCTGTTTAAGGCTCAATGAGTTGAATTCACCTTCACAGATGTATACAAGACTTCCATCTTCTGGCCATTTTCCAGCCATAAATACAACATCTTCCTTGCCAACACCAACATCTTTAGGTGGGCCGAGATATTTGCATTTTGAATCGTGTAGCGCACGACCATTGTAATAAATTAATTTTCCCTTTTTGTCATAATATGGTATGACGATCCTGTTCTTATATCTCCCATCCACGCAAATATACAAACCATCAATTGGCAGTTTTCGACCATTCAAATAACCCTCTGCTTTTTGCCTCCATCTGTTATTGAGTCCAAGATCTGAAATTAAAAGACAACCACTGGGCATTGGCAGTCCAATTGGTTTTATGTCGAATTCTATAACAGGACCATCTTCTTTTAAGAACATTTCCTCCAATTCTTTCTCAAGATCACGGATGCTCCTGCTTCCATTTAACCTTGACAGAGCAGTGTCATGGTCACAGGAATCCACAATCATGATCAGTTTGACAAGGCTTCCTTTTTTATCAGTTTTGAAACAATGATATGCACCATTTTTACGCTTGAGCTTGCCGCCATCTGGGCTGCACCACAAGTGAAAATCATCGTCTCCCGGTTCAAATATACTGTGTATCCTAATTTCTGGACTACGAACCAAAACATTTTCATCGCCAAATCGATCTTTGGCCCATTTCTCAAAATGCTTGAAAGAAACACCCATTTCACTTCCCTTTATCAAACAATAATACTAAAATATCATATGGAAGAAAATAAACTAATTTGCGAACATATCTCTGTTTCAAGGAAACAAACTTGGGACTCTTGCCAGTTGGCATATAAATATCGCTACCACCTCAAGCTTGTTTCCGAAGAACCTGTGCAACCTTATTTCGGCTACGGAAAACTTGTCCATAAAATAGCAGAAGTTTATGTGGAAAATCAAGGCAAAAAACCAATTGAAGAAATCGCCTCTTCATGCATAAAAGGCGAAATTGTTGTCGAAGAAGGAAAGCCTCCTTTTGTTTTAGACACTGAATATAAAAGAAAACTTCCCGAACACATTAGAAACATCAAAAAAATAAGCGATACTATAGGATTTGATGGAGAACTCGAATGGATGTTCAAATATGACATGAATCCACCTGACAATCACATGATTACTGGCGTGATAGACAGACTGATTATTCGTGGCGACAAGTTTTTCATACTTGATTACAAAACAACTAAAAAAGGTAAGTGGCGTAAAAACGCAAGCACAATTGGAAAAGACTTGCAACTAAGATGCTATGCAAGAGTAGTCAATAAGCATTTTGGAGCTAAACCAGAGAACATCCGAGCAGCCCTATACTATTTGGATGGTGGCGATCTTATATCGACTAGGTTTACAGAAGAAAGCATCATGACGGCAGAACAAGAACTTCATGAAACATACAAGCATATTCGCTCAACAAATCCAGATGACACATATGGAAAAGTTGGCGATCAATGCCGAAGATGCGACTGGAGAAAAATCTGTCCAGCATTTAGGACTTCATAATTTTTCAGGGCAACAAAATATATTCTGGTCTGAATTCCTCTTTTGAACCACTATGATCTTTGATTTTAATTTGCTTGGCATTTCCGCTTACTTGTTTTTGATTAAGTAGGAATTCATATCCTTTTTGTTTTGACCAGAATTTATGAATTACAAACAATGGTGTAAAGTAACCTCTGCCAGTACCATCACGGTACTGGGTTCCCCAACATGTTCCTATATAACTACCATCATCATCTATAAGTCCTCCGCCACTCCTTCCGGGCCTTGGTGAATTATTGCGGGTAACCAAATCATCGCCATCTATGCCAAGCATTTCAATGTCATAATGCGCTGTTTCTGTTCCAGAATCACAACCAACAGAATGTGAATGCTGACCCTTTACATACCTGTAATCCGAAGGGCCAATAGGAAAAAAGTTTGGTTCCCAGTCTGGTTTGAATGTAATCAGACCTGTATCTTGGCCATTAATGTAGCTATAGAAAATAACATTTGCATCATAAGATTTAGGAGCATCTAGTTTTTGGTCGTTGTGATACCAAACAATTACTTTACATTTCAAATTGCGTTTTTTGCCTTCTTCTGCATTCATTATGCCTTGTTCCCACAAGTGGCCACATGTAGCAACATATGCTGTTTTTTTGAAATTATCGAAATGAATTATTGTTCCTGATCCTGATGCTCCACCTACCATGATCTTTACAGAAGGAGCCAAATATTTCCTGAACTCAGGACCACGCCTAGCTATTGGTGCTGGATTTTCATTGCCGAACTTGTCTCTCTCAAGAATCGGCATCCTGTCAAAGGAATCAATATCAAAAAACCTTGGATTGTCTTGATATGAATTAACAGGAGTAATTGCAAAAATCCACAAAGCAAGAGAATAAATTAATTTTTTAAGCATTTGAACTCCACAATAATTTGTGTAAAATATATAGTATTGGAGAAAACAATCATGGCGACACTGACCGTTTCTCATCATCTTTACCTTACCAAGGAACAAAGATATGAACTGAATCAAGGCAAAGAAATAAAAACAGTTGGAGTTTGCGTGCCAGTATGGTTCCAAAAAGGAAACACATCAGAACCAGCACAGGAAATTTTTTGTAAATACAAAATTTATAATCCGAAAACTGGCGAAAACATTAAACAAGATGATGAAGGATTTGAGATTTGGATGCCAAGCATCAATAAAGATGAAGAATACATTGAAGGAGAAGGAAAAATTGCCATCCAAAAGAAAATAGGAACTTCGGAAAATTTGCTTGATTATAAAGATGGAGGAGAATCTAAATGCGATTTCAAATTATATCAAAAATTGTTAATCAATGATTCTTTGCACCACCTTGTGCATTTTATTGAAATAAAGCCTATTGAAATTCTGCTTGACACTATGGGTTAGGGGCAATCGTGTAGTTGCAATGACATTTTCAGGTTAACACTATCTCCGCTTGCCAATGTTATAGAAGAACTAAGTGGCGCAGATGAGACAAGTGTTCCTGTGTTGTCGGAAGTTGTGACCATGAAAAGATTTTTAACAGGTCCGAATCCTGATGATGCTCCAGTATAAATCAGAGTTGGCGTTACTGCACGATAGATGCCTCCTATTGAAGTGATTGTGAATCCACTCGACGAACTTATTGGAATTCTGGCATATCCTCCAGATACTGGCTCATCAATCAATGATGAAATTGTATCATTAATTGAAATTGTTGTTCTGTTATCGAGTCCAAAGTAATAATTGTTTGGCAATATAGAGCCATCATTTGCAAAACATGCTGTTAAAAGAAACGCTTCACCCAATTGATGAAGAGTATTGTGAATATTACGGTCTTCCCAAATGACTTTGCCATTCCTAATATGTTGAATTGTTTCTATTTTCAATATTCCACGCCAATTATTTGTCATTTGAAATCTCCAAGACTAAATTTTATTTGATTTTCTGGAGAAGAATAAATTAATTCTCTCACATTGAAACTCTTACCGTTAAAGTATTTATTACCCAAGAATTTTTCTCCTATTCCTTTTTTCATGTAGCAAATTGTAACATGAGGAATAAAAAAAGAATAAAAATTATCGAAATCTATGTTTTTTGAAAGTTTTTTGTTTACATCTATTATATCGTTGTTTGTTATTTCAACATATAAAACATCAAACTTACTGTTTGTCGTAAATAATTTTATATCACCTAATATACAATTAAATAAACCTTCTTCTACAATAGATTGTTTTATATTTCTTATAGATTGTTTTTTCAAATTACTTAAAACAGTAACATGAACATCGTGAACTCTACCGTACTGATCTCCGTTGATATATAAACAACTATCTTCAACTTGATCATAACACCAAGAAATAATTTCATCTGAAAGTAAATCTGGTAATTCAGCTATGATATAAGAATTATCCAAAAACATTTTGTATTTCTCCGCTTTCTTCTTCTGGATAATCCAAGAGTTTTTTGGAATTTCGTTTATTTTTAATTTCTTCCAACTTTGTTTTCTCAGAATTAATTTCTTTGTCGATTACCTTTAGTGTGTTGAAATAATCATATTTTTTGACTGATAATTCTAATTTTCTTTTCTCTTGATTTGATTCACGAATTGATCTCTTTTTTTCTAAAGATTCCACAACATCCAATGCACGGACAATCAATGACTTAGCATCATTGAGAGCAAAGTCATCTGGAGCATTCAACAACGCTTGACGAAGTGAATTCTTGAGTGCTTCGGTATTATTTTTCATTTTGTCTCCTAAACAATTCTATCCATCTCAAATTAGATTCACCAATAATCTTGAATCCAGAAACATCTCCTTCTTGAAGAGACTTAAGAAGATTTATTTTCTCTATTTTTACTTTCCATATATCTTGGTTTTCATCAATCGGAACATTCGTGAGGATTGTTCCTTTAGGAAGAAATGTTTTTATTCCCAAAGCTATTTGTTTTCTCTTATTTTCAAATAAGTCTCTATTCACTACAGGTTTCGACATGTACAAAGTTACCAATTGCTTAATTTTTGGGCTTTCCTTGAGTCTTTGCATTAAAGCCTGAATTTGATTCTTCATTCTTTCAGGCATTTCACTCAAAACAATATTTTCAATAACAAAACCATTTGTCTCTTTGAGTAAATCAAAACTTGAAACAAATTGATTTCCTATTTCAACACGAGCTTTTTCAGCAATCCATTTATCAGAAGGCAAAGCTTTTATCATAATTGGATGATTATCCCATTCAATTTTGCTCAATTCATTTTCTATTTTCAATACCATTTCTTCAAGGACAAATGTTGACTTATCAGTTAATGATTCTATTGCATAATCAACATCTTCAGGTTCTATTTCTTTTTTCAATATGTTTGATTGATAAAGCCAAAATTCAGATTCAATCAAATTGACAATTGATTCATCGAGAGAATTCTCAAAAATCCAATCTTCAATTTTTTGTATATGGTTTAATATTTTTTTTGAATTGCCTTGTTCAAGGCAAATCATAAAGGATTCTATAAAAGGATAATCCGCTTCTTCCAATGCATTTTTTATTTTTTCACAGTCTATAGTTCTTCTTAGAGCATCACGGCTTTTATCATCGCTTTTCATTACAAGTCCAGATAGCGATGTTGTCAAATTCTCACGATAAAAATCAAGAGACATTCTAACAGTTGTAAGTTGAATTGATTTTTTTGAGATATAGTCTGATAAATTTTTATACATTTTCAAAATCCAAATTCCCTGAGTAATTTGTCATACTTTCTTTCAGGTATGTAAGTATAACCACCATAGTATGAATCTTTTTCTGGTGCTAGAATATCAATTTCATCATCAGCTAGCAAATCTTCTGGAGAACCTTCCAAAAGTTGTTTTTTAATTTCTTCATAAACAGCATTCTTGATTATCTGAACTGATTCTTTTGGTCTTTCTGCTCCCATAGGCAAATCACGGAGAAGAGTATCACGAACATAAAGTGCTATGCACATTGCCATGATTGCATCATCGTGTTTGCCTTTTTGAGCCTGAGCCTTTCTTGTTACTTTATTATATTCAAAAGTTTGTAGCTCACAAACAAATCTCATACTGTTGATTCTGACTGTTTGATTAGTGAGCCTATTTTGCAAAGATTCAAGATAAAGTGATCTGTTAGATTGGCCTATCTTTATGCCCGGTTTCGCATTTGCGTTTTTGTTGTTTTCAAAATATAAGTTATCGTAATAAAGAGTGTGCTGCAAGGCGCTAAGAACAGCGGTGCCCGGACCCATATTCTCAACAACCACTAATGCGTTATTGTAAAATGTTGCAACCTCATTGATAACTTGGGAAAATTCGTGTGGGATGATTAGATTGGAATAAAATTCCACAACCTGTTCAAGAGTCGCTGTGTCAATGATATGAAAAACGCTGCTATCATTGTTTTCAGCCTGACCTTCAGCACAGTCGGCGGAAAGAATATACTCATGACCTTCAACAGGTTCTTTCCAAATCCACATAGCTCCCTTGTTATCGTCGTTATCAAGTTGAGCAACTCTTCCAGCTTGGTTTGCCCATTTGGGAAATAACTTGCGACTTGGATAATTACTTCTTGTTTGTTCGGTCAAGCCGTTGATGATCTTGGCACTAAAATAAGTTTCTCCTGATCCTTGAAACTCACGCAAAACTTCTTGGCGAAAACCCTTTTCTCCAAGCTGCGCTTTTTGTTCAGATACCCAACTCTCATCGTTGTAGTCTGGATGTTCCCAATAATCGAGATCAATCACATGGAACTTGTTTAAGCGGTCTTTAGCTTCACGATAAGTTTGTTCATACCAGTTTCCCAAACCATTTACCGTTGAAATCAATGTGCATGAACCACCTGTTGAAAGAATGGGCCACATGGCTTTCCAGTGCTTTTCCATGTCATCAATGAACGCACATTCGTCAACAATAAGGAATGTTACTGATTTACCACGAGCAGCTTCTGGAGAGTAAAACTTCAAAGCAGAACCAGTATCAGTGAATTGCTTTAAGTGGTCGTTCCACTTTCCATCTTTCTTAGGCTTGAGCCATTCTGGCAAGTTTTCGCAAGCACGGTCTGCCATCATGCCGATGTCGGTGGCTTCACGATCTGTTTTGGAAATAAGCATGATTTGCTGGTCTAACTGAAACATGCATCTCCACAAACCCCACAAAAGAGTTACGGTAGTCAAACCGCCCTGACGGAATTTTGAAATAATATTGAAACGATTGGTCTCGTAATCGTATATGGTTTTTCTTTGGTATTTGTAAAGCACAAAAGGAATTAATCCACGCATTGGGTGAAGAATTTTGACATACTTGTGACAAAAGTATGCAAAACTATCAGAGCATTTTATCATTTCCTTTTTGCGTCTGATAGGATCATATTTTTCAATATTTTCTAAAGGTTCATCAGGATCTATTTGCAATTCAAATTTGTCGAAGTTGTAATACTTTGGATCATACTGCAACCTTCCTATTTCTGGATCATAATTGCCTCCAGAACGGTAATAATCATCCAAGCTTTTGAAATTACTTCTCCAGACGGAATCTTTTGCGCTTTTGAAATAACGGGTTTCTTCCATTTGCATCCAATTAATTTATAGTTTTTTTAAGACAAAACTAAGATAATGTATATAGTTTAGGCTATTCCAAAACAGAGGTCTATATGAAAAAGTTGCACATATGCGTGTTGGCTCTTGGCTTCTTACTGTTGGCAATACTGTTAAATAAGGAAAGAAATTCACAACATGAACAAAATCATCCAGAAAGCCCCTTTGAAAATAAAGTAGAAAAGAAACCAGAAAAAAAAGAAGAACCTCCCAAATTAACAATTGCAGAGGCAATATCCAAAATCGACAGAATCGATTTGAGGACACATCTTGAATACCTTGCTTCAAATGAATTAGAAGGAAGAATGTCTGGCAAGAAGGGCAATAAAACTGCTGCTGAATACATCAAGAAGAAATTTGACGACAAAGGACTTTCAGCGGAATACGATAAATTCAACATCAAAAGAGTCAATCCCGGCCCCAAGAATGAAATTGGCGATGATTTTACACAGAACATCTATGCAGTTCTAGAAGGAAACGATCCTGTCCTTAAGGATGAAGTAGTTGTGATTGGTGCCCACATGGACCATATAGGATATGGTCCAACATACAGTCGCACAGGAGGAGGAAGGATTCATAATGGAGCAGACGATAATGCAAGTGGAACTGCGGCCTTGATTGAAATGGCAGAAGCATTGTCTGCTATGAAAGGGCAAAACAAAAGAACGATTGTTCTTATGGCATTCTCAGCAGAAGAAATGGGACTTCTTGGTAGTATCCATTATGTGAACAATCCCAAATTCCCAAAAGGAAATCCAAATATCAAGAAACACATTTTCATGTTGAATATGGACATGATTGGTTATCTTGGCAAAAGCAAAACAGTTGCTTTTGATGATGGATCAAGTTCGCCAGATATTGGCTTTATCATTAAGCAACTGACAGAAAAATATTCTTTTGCAAAAAATGTAACTTTGAGAGGTTCTGGTGGAAGTGATCACGCACCCTTCTATAATAAAAGGGTGCCGATAGCGTTCCTTCATACTGGATTGCATGAATACTATCACACCCCCAGAGATACTGCTGACAAGATCAATTATGAAGGTCTTGAAAAAGTTGCAAGATACGGTTTTGAATTGGCGTGGACCGTATGCAATGCAGTTGAAAGAGTCGAGTTTGACTATGGGTCATTCAAGGAAATGGATTTGCTTCACGACCACGGTCAAAAAGACATGCCACTAGAGGAAATGCCATGACTAAAGATGAAATGATCAAGCTGCTGAACGATGACCTTAAAAATGAATGGATGCATCTGAAATTCTATCTTTTTCATGCTAGCCAAGTAACTGGACTGCATAGCGTTGAATACAAAGAAATGCTTATCGAACACGCAGCAAGTGAAATGAAGCATATTACTGAATTTTCAGATGTAATTGTTGGATTAGGAGGACATCCAACCGATGATTCAAATCAATTCTTCAAGTATTCAGAACCAAAAGAAATCATCCAATACGCTCTGGATATGGAGGCAAGAGTGGTTGAAAACTACACTCAAAGAATCAATCATGCCGAAGAACTGGGTGGAGTTGATGGCAAATGGCTTGAAATATTTTTGGAAAAACAGGTGGAACACAGTCGTCAAGATGTCGATCAATTCAGACAAATTCTGCGTGGGATATAACTTGATTGTTATCTTCTCGCTCTATACAATTTAATGGATGAATTCTTCATAAATCCGTCACTTCATGAGAGTGCGGAACTAAGAGGGAATAAACATGAAGTATAATATTGTTTCTGATTTGCCTGTTGCTCGTTTTTGGTACAAAGGCAACCATAGCCATCCTGTTCGCAGAACTATTTTGGTAACAACACAAGACAAGAATTCCATCACAGGTTATGAACTTCGTGAAGGAAGTAAAATTAGACCAGCTAAGTATGCTCCCGTAAAAACCTTTACAAGATCAAAAATTGCCAAGACAAATAACTTGAGACAAGATAATCCACTTAGAAACAAAGGTCAAATTAAATCAACTCTTGTCCGAAAACCACTTATTGATCTTATCGAAAGTGGAATTTGAAGCAAATTCTGAATAAATGTCTTCAAGACACTACTAAATAAAGTAGTGTCTTTTTTTTCGTGGTTTGATTTTCAATTCAAATCATTTAATTTTTTAGAAATCTGTCTTTAATGATAGTGGGGAAAGAAAAATGTCTTTTTATTTGAACCCTTTTAGTGATTATTACGGCTACTATACAGTAGGCGATTCATCAAGTTATAAACTTACTTTTAAGGTTCCAGCCAATAAAAATATAGGCGAATTCTTTATCTGTTGGAATAGTGGACCTTTCAACCTTTCAGTAAATAGTGTATTGACATTTAATTATGCCTTCGATCCATCTTATAAGAATTGGTCTTCATTTAGTGTAAACATTGCTGGTGTAAATGCAGCAACAACAACATCTTACGAAATAGTTGGAATACTTAACTCAAATTCCAATTTTTCATCTTGGTACATAGCAAGCGTTTACAACTCATCACAAATTGCAATTAGACAAAAAAGGCCTACTTCTTCATTTAGAACTTACATTTCCAATACAAGTGCTGAAATCGAACTAAGATTCAATAAGAAAATTGGAATTGCAGACATTCCTTCTTATTTCGACAAAGACACAATTGCTAATAGATTTTTGACCGATACAGCGAACAACACGCTTATCAGGTTGGGAAAAATAATTACTGCAAATACCGTTAACAATCCAACTGAATGCACTTGTACAGGACATGGACTTTCAAACGGGGACTCAATTTATATTGCCAACAGCAATAGCACACCCTCTCTAAATGGTCTGCAAACTGTTACTTCTACAGGACCAAATACATTTACTGTTCCAGTAAATGTTACAGTTGCAGGTACTTTTGCAGAATTCTTCACAGAAGATGAATACAATCTTCTCAACGATCTAAACATTGACTACACAAATCTTTTGAAAGATTATGAACATCTAAAAGGAAGATGCGAATCATTCACATTTGCAGTTAATACTCTTGACGGATCAGGCAGAATTACCAAGCAAATCATATACGCAACAGGCGCTACAGCAGGCATGCTCGGAAAGAGAACTCTTTACACCTATTCTGGAGCAGCAACAACTCCTGTCACAGTAACAGAAATGCCGTATATTTTAACCGATTCTGACATTCTTGACCCTTGACATTTTTTCTTGAAAATCATACCAATTCCAAGTGGCTGCTGATTCTTGATAGCCACTTATGCTTATTGTCTGTGGTTTTTTAATTATTTCTTCTTTGACAAAAAAAGGCAGATTGTGAAGCACACAATCTGCCCATTCATTATTAAGTAGTGAACGCCAGCCGTTGCTGGTCATATTACCTCATATCACATAAAGAAAATGATGTATCCAAGACCAACAACTTGTGATGCAATAACCACCAAAAGAATCTTATCCATCATTGACATACCATCTTTTTGAGGAATTTGCAATTTCTGGAACTCTTCTGCTAGTCCTTGAGCTTTCACACACTTCTTCTCAGCATGAGAAGCCAAAGACAACTCACGGTTTGCTTTGATAGCTGCAACTATTGCATCAATCATCTCCTGTTTGGTAACAGGCTTGTTTTCGCCTAGATCAGATTGAGGATTGGATGATGCTGCAATGTGTTCAACAACTTGCATCGGAACCTTTGATTCCAAAGATTCTATCTTTTGCTCAACAACATTTCCAGTATTAGGGTCGATTGTTTCTAGTTTTCGTTCATAAAGCATGGGTTTGCATTTTTCAACGACCCTTTGTTGTAGTTTCAAAGGGCGTTCGTCTTCAACCAATAATTCAACAACTTTTTCGCATTCTCCGTTGGAGTTTTTGATTTCAGTAACTCTGCGTTCAGCCCTGCGACCGTCTTCAAGAGTCCACTTTTCGATTTTCACATCGTCCATAATCACCCCTTTTTTAAGGAATTAGCTATACTATTTACTCTTTAATCTCACTTTTATTTCAGAAATAATTACTTTTTGATTCTTGAAAAAATCTTCAACTTGTAATTTGGCAACTTCACATGCTTGTTCGTAGTTTTCTGATTCAATAAAACTAAGGTTTTTATATTCAATGCCCAAACCCCTATTGTATCTAACCACACCAGACCATTTCAAAATCCTTGGTTTTTTCAACATTTCTATCGCAAACTCAATTGCTTGTCCATAACTGTCACATTCTTTTGCCTCGATTGTGAAGTTGCTTTCTGGAACAGCTTCTTTTTTAACAATAAATTTACCATTGCTTGGATAAACCAAAAATCCATTGAGAATGATGTCACGCAATTCTTCGCTCATACGACACCCCTATGTTAGGCCCCACTTTTGTTTGAACTCATTAAGCAATTCTTGCCTTTTCTTGTTGGCAGCTTCTACCAACTTCTTTCTTTCTTGAGGTCTCTGTAATCTTTCTACTTTCTTGGCGTTATCATAAATTTTTTCCAACTGATTTTCCCAAGACTCGTGAGGCACATAAGATTCTAACTCGCCACCTATTTCCCAATAAACCTTTTGACCATTAAATTCGCAAATTATTTCACGATGATGAAAATGCACATAAACTGAAAGATTTATACCACGGGACAAACCATCATAATGCAAACCTATCTCGTAACTGTGATCGTTCTCTCCTATAGTAGGCATTTCATCGTCTTTTTCTAAGTCAAAAGGATCGCTCAGAAATGTCTGTTCAAATGATCGACTACCTTGTTGAATTATAGGTTGGCCTAGACGCTTGGCAATTACAGAGATTTTCCCCTCCATTCCCATATATCCTCGGCGCATAGCCTCAATTGTTCTTGCCTCACGAATCATTTGCTCACGATTCATCTTTACCACCTCTGATCACTATATATTCATGTCGTGAATAACTAACTCAAAGGAGCAACATGTTGCAAGGAATACTGAATTGGTTTAGACAAAACACTAGATTCATTTTTGAGAACGATCCACTTGTTGATTCTCAAGCAATTCCAACAACAAAAACTAATCTCAACAAAACATACCTAATCGACGCTTCAGCACCATCTCTCGTAATCGAAAAATTAATGCCAACATCAACGGCTTTGCCAATGACTTCTCAAGGAGAATCTGGTGGAGGATATGCTCTTGGAACATCACAACAGCAAGCTGCTGGTCTAAAGCAAATCGTAAATGAAGCACTTGTTTACATGATGGCAAAATCCCCCAAGAAAATTGTAAAATGGGCAGCTACATCAAATATTTCTCTCGTATCCAGAGCAGGAACTGACATCAATGCTTTTTATGACAGAAAAGCTTTGAAGTTCTTTTACTTCACAGACAAATTAAGAAAAAAAACAGTATTTGCATGCGACTCAAGAACTGTAGTTTCACACGAATTTGGTCATGCTCTCCTCGATATTCTAAGACCTGATCTTTGGAACTTGGTTTCAGATGAGATTTGGGCATTTCATGAAGCATTTGGCGATATGGTAGCCATGCTCAACAACCTTCAATATGAAGCATTAATCGATGCGGCTACAAAAGAAACTAAAGACCTGACAAAATCAAGCGTCTTAACAAGACTTGCGGCAGACATGGGAATAGGACTATATGGTTTAACAAAAGGAACAAGCGGCGAATTGAATAATTGCCTTCGTGACATTTCACAAAAATTCCAATATGTTAGCCCATCAAGTCTTCCTAGTGATGGAAGAGATGATCAAATTATCAATGAGCCTCATAGCTTCAGTCGAGTTTTCTCAAGCATGTTTTGGTATATTCTCGTACAAGTTGCAAATTCATACATTTTAGTAGATAAACTCGCACCCAAAGCTGCTTTGGTGAAAGCAAGAGATACTATGTCAGTTTATTTACTTGTTGCTGTAAGCAGTGCATCAGCAAATAACAAGTTTTTTAGATCAGTATGTCAAGAAATTATGATTGCAGATAAAAAAGCAGGAGGAAGATTCCAAAATCTTTTCATGTCAATATTTGTTGAATGGAAGATGTATGAATCTCCAATCAAAATGCTTAGTAAATTAACTTATGACGATGTCATTAAGAATATTGATCAGGATTTTGAATACCAAGACCACGGGACAATCAAAGCTTTACATGTAGGATCAAGCAAAACAATAAAACTTTCTGATTCTGTTGGTGTAGCCTCTTTAGCTATGAACCCATTGTTCTCAGCAGAAATAGAGGTTGCGGCAAAATCATCATATTACTTCGATGAAAACATGATACTTCAAGAAGCAATAGAATCTACTGAAGCAGAAATATTACAAAGCGCAACAAACTGTCTTAACCTAATCGATAAGAAAAATTGGCTAGGCGAAAGTGACAAAGCACAATTTGAACTTGTTGATGGAAAACTTCAAAGAACAAAGATTGCTGCATGCGGATGTAATAAACCTAATTATTGCATACCCGGATCACCCGAGTATCAAAAACCTTGGAAGCCTAAAAACAACGCTGGTTGTATTAAATGCCGAAATCAAAACTGTTTGCCTAAATCATGTGATTGCACCAGCCCTACTCCTCCAGCACCACCTAAAACTGGATGTTATACAACATCATCAACATGCAAAACAACAAGTATAAGAGTCGGCAATAAAACTTCAAGGAAGGTCTGTTAGTATAACATTATATGTGTTTTTAACAGGTTGTCCTTTATCATTATAAAAAATCGTGTTTGTGTTCGCATCAATTTTTGTGTATAAAAGTTCAGCATATGGCTTGTCGCCCATCAAATTGATGCGAACAGACACTTCAACAATTTTAAGTTTAACTTGTCTTATTGTTATCTTGAATTTATTTTTTTCACCAGCAGTCAAAAAATAACCATCCTTAGTCTTTTCGTCACTATGAATTTGATGGTCCAGTTCTTTAAGGGAATTTTTTGTAGCCCTGTAAATGATCATCAAATCTTCGTTGTAATATTTTTTAGCCTCTCCTTGTTTCCACATTACAACCCCAGTTATAATAGGACCAACTAGGAATGGAGCTACAGAGCAGCCGCAAACAAAAAAACTCAAAAACAATACTAATTTTTTCATAGTCTTCTCCTATGATAGTTAGTATCGCAATATTTCATAAATCTGTTAAAATATAACAGATAACCTCAATATAAGGAGACCTAACCGTGAGTGATGAATTAAGAGAAATCTTTATGCTTTATTGCTTAGAAGAAGTTGAAAAATCATGGTCTTCATCGTTGTTCAGCAAAGTTGATTTTGATGAAGATGAAGACGACGAAGACGATGAAGATGGTGACGATGATGACGATGATGAAGACTATATTTGGAATGACAACGAAGACGAAGATGATGATGAAGACGATGAAGATGATTGGTACGACGACGAAGATGACGATGATGACGATGATGAAGACGATGAAGATGATTGGGACGACGACGAAGAAGATGATGATGACGATGATGATGACGATGATGACGATGATGACGATGATGACGATGATGACTGGGATGACGAAGATGAAGATGAAGAAGATAATTATTGATTAAAAAATAAAACAATAATTCCAAGGGAGTCCATGATAATATGGACTCCCTTTTTTGTTTATAAAGACTCTATATATTTACAAAACCTATGAGGATTTTATGGCAAGATTCTTTTGTTTGATGTTATTTTTTGCCACCAACTTCATGGTCTTGGCTGAAAAACCACCAATTCCATTTGAAGAAAGAACATTCCCTCAAAAACCAAGCATCAAACAATTCCCAAGCGTTTACCTTGCTGTCGATACAAATCCAATAGTCGCCTATGACGGCGCTATTGACGAAGATCTTTCTGACCTCATGGTTCCCATACCAATGAGAGATCGAGTATTCAACAGAACAGGAATTCAATGCGTATGGGCATCAACAGAAGCACTGGGAAGATACGCAGAAGAACCAAAACTAATCAACCTCACAGACGACCCAGAATGTAAAAGCTACGCTGGACCAGCAAGTTATTCACGGAAAATGAAAGAGCGTGGCGTAAAATACCAAATGACATATGATACAAGTGAAAGAAATTTAATTAAAAAGTCAGTCGTGCAAGAAAGAAGAGGATGTATGTTCTGCGTCCCCGGTCATGCAATGGTTATGGTTCATTACGATGAGAAAAAAGGAATTGTAAAATACTTCAATAACTCAGATAGATCATTGGCAATAAGAACTTGGACAATGGCTGAATTCAATAAAAGATTTGAAGGATGGGTTTCAGTAATTTATGCCGATAATGATATAGTACCACAAAAATATTCACCTCAAATTCCACAATTACCCATCATAGACAGAAATAGCCAACAAGGAATATACGACAAAGAATATATCTTGCAACCATCAAAGAATTGAAAATGATAAAATTTCCAAAAAATCCATTTATGATATTTGCTCATGCAAGGTGTGGATCAACACAATTGACAAAAATACTTAACACAAATGACATCAAAACCATGTACGAGCCATTCAGCAGAGGTTATCACAAAGGTGTTTATCTGGAATCTTTCATTGAAAACGGAATGGATGATACATTAAAATCAATAATGTCATTGTGCCAAGGATTCAAACATGAGCGTGACCATTTGGAATTTAATCAAAATGTAATATTGCTCAAAAAATTTCCAACAATTTTCATCTACAGAAAAAATATTGTCAATACAGCACTCAGTTTTTTGACAGCAAAACAAACAAAAATATGGTTTCCAGAACAAGTAAAAGAACAAATAGATTATGCAAAAAATGTAATTATAGATAAAGAAAATTTTTTGAACTATGTTCAAAAAATTGAGAATATGACAAAACTTTATCTTGTTGTGGAATCCAAATCCATCCAAATAACATACGAAGACTTGTACGGCGAAAATGGAATGGAACACTTGGAAAAATGTTTTGAATTCATCAAAGCAAAGATAATCAAACCCGAAGAGACAAAAAAACTTCTTCTTCCAGACAAAAAACTCAACAGACTTCCTTGGGAACAAGTTATTTTCAACTGGCCCGAAATAGAACAAACTATTTTTGAAAATAATTTACAAATGCCTAGCTGAAATCACTTTTTATTCTTACAATTACAACCCTTTTTCATTTTTTTCATTTTATCTAAAATAGTAGGAGGCTTCTCATCAGACATATATGTGTTCATTGCAGTTGTAGGAACAGAAGAACCAAATCCATCAGGCCCCGGTGACGCAAAAGAAGGCGCACCAGTCATTCCTCCATAATTTTCTCTTTTTTGTAACCAATTGAAAAAAGATCGCTCCATAATCGATATATAGTTTGTCAGATTCTTTTATAACAAGGAGTGTTATGAAAAATAGTCTTATTAAGACAATTGTCGTCCTTCTACTTTCGGCAGCTATTTTTGCCACTTACAATAAAAAATCTTCTTCTAAAATAATCATAAATTACTCTCCAAAAGAGACGGAAGTAATTGAAATTCAACCAAAAGAAACAGAAAAATTAAAAACTTTCAATATTTCAACAAAAATACCAGAGTTTTTAACCTATCCGCAAACAGTAGAACAAATCAAAAAATGGAAAGAAGAAGCAAGCGAAATAGTTCAAGTAGAAAAATATGGAAAAACAAAAAAAGGAACAGACCTTTATTACATTCGTGTCAATTCTGATGAAAAAAAAGTAAAACCAAAAGTTCTAATTACTGCCTGCATTCATGGTAATGAACCTCTTGCATCTGGAATAGTCATGGCCTATATTGGCAATTTATTGGAACAATACAATAAAAACAGAGAAATAACCGATCTTGTCAACACTAGAGATTTATATTTTGTTCCAGTAGTATCTCCAGACAGCTATCCAGACTCAAGAATGGTTGACGGAGTTGATCCAAACAGAGATTTTTCAAGCCCTAAATTTCCAAATCATCAAAGCAGCCCAAGCGTTGCGGCACTAATCGATCTTTACTGGAAAGTAAGACCATCAGCAGTAATTTCTGGGCATACATTTGGCAGACTTATTCTTACCCCATACGGAGACAGATATGACAAATCATTTCACGAAAAAGATTACACAAGAATTGTTGGAAAAATGTCAGAAATGACAGGATATAAGAGAATTCATGCGGCAGAACTTTACAGCAGACCAATACAAGGAACAGAAGTTGATTGGTTCTACAGAAATGGATCAATGGCTGTCGTGATTGAATTCGGCACACATCAACACAAACCATCTTTTTCAGACATTCTCAACGAGTTCAATAAAACAAAGGACGCAATCTCGCTTTTCATCAACGAAGCATCTATTGTCCCATTCACCGTGGCCGACGAAGAGATTGATTTTTCAAAAAATACAGGTATCGCTCATACTTATCGCAAGCCTGCGAACGAAGAACTGACCCCAGCAAGTCATCACTAACAGTATTTTTATAGACAGCAAAATTATTGGGGTTGAAATCAATTGGCTTTACTAATTCTAAGTAATCATTGATCAAATCAGCCCCTCTATCATTCAACAAATCATCAAAAGTCAACAAAACAGCACCGGGAGTATTTCTTGCCATTTCACAAATTCTTCTCAACCTAAATGTGTAATACCTCACAGCATTCAAAGGCCTATAACCAAAATTAGAAATTATTTGCGGAATACATTGTTCTGGACTTCTCAATACATAAATAAACTTGCATGAAGAATAAACATTCTTAGTTGAAATTTGATAATTAAAATTAATTTCATCCATGAAAATAGCCGAATTATTATTGGCTTTGTGTCTGCACGACATCAAATTTATAATATTCATACTTGATTCATAGTTGTTCAAATTTTTACTCTTGTATCCCTGAATGCGGGGATTTTGTTGCATGGCGGCATATAATTGATTGGAACCAGAAAATAAATGGCTACATATGAAAATAACTTTTTTCATTGGTCATCCGAGAGAAATATTAGAAAGAAAACTAACTATCCATATTAAGAGTTAAAGGTACACAGTATGCCAATTTGGTCAGACTTTTTCAAAATTTTTAACTTTTCGGCAGAACCAGACCCTTTGTCTCGCCGCAAAGACCCTAGGCAATTCATCTCGGCAGGAATTAGCCAACCAGAAGCATTAGGCGCAGATATCAACAATGGTCAAGTAAGCGGCGGTATGTCCAGCTACCGTCAGACCAACGACATGATTGACACCACCACACTGTCAAATCGTGCCATGCGCTACAAAGAGTACGAAAGACTCAGAAATGTGCCAGAAATTGAAATGTCAATGACAGTATATTCAGACGAAGCATGTATATCTGGAGATACTAAAATATCCACACCTTTTGGTTTCATAACTATTAAACATCTTGCTGAAACCAAAAAAGATGAGCGTTTTCTTGTCTATTGCTACGACTTTGAAAAGAAAGACTATACCCTAGGTTGGGCATACGACCCAAGAATTGTTAAAACGGCACCAACTATAAAAATAACACTAGACAACGGATCAACCTATACCGCAACAGAAGATCATCGTGTCCTTCTCAAAAATGGCGAATGGACAGAAACAGGAAAACTAAAGTTTGGCGACGAACTCATGCCATTCTACCGTGTTCCAGCACAAACACATATCACTAAAATAAAACATTCCCAATACCCAAGATTGTTTTCATTTGCCAAAGGATGGATTCACGAAAGACAATTTATTGATGATTGGAAAACTGGAAAAACAACCCGTGACTACCAAATTGTTAATCGTGCATGCCGCATGATAGCCGGTGGACTGACAACCAGACAAATATCACAACAAATAGAAATGGATTGGCACACAATAGAAGACAGAATGCACAAAGAAGGATTTTCTTACAAAGAAGTCAAAAGATTGCACGGACTTGGAGAATCAAGAAGAGTAGTTGGAGTATCACCCGGACCAGAACAAGAAGTATACGACCTTTCAGTAGAAAAACACAAGTGCTTCGCCACAGATTCAGTCATTCTTCATAACTGCCAAAGAGATGAAAGCGGCAATATCCTCAAAGTGACATCTGAAAACATGGATGTCAAAGAAGAAATTGAATTCCTTTTCCTCAACAGAAGGATGCTAAATCTAAATCGTCATGGCTGGACTTGGTTCAAAAACCTTTGCATATTTGGTGACTTCTTCGTTGAAATTATAATAAATCCCGACAATCCAAAAGAAGGCATCTACAGATGTCTACCATTACCTGTCGAAACAATGTATCGAATCGAAACAGTAAAAGGAAGAGTAATCGAATACCAACAATCAAAAGAAGGACCAGATTATCAAGCAATAGTTAGAGGATCACCAGTAGAACTCACCGATACCGAACTAAACCAAACGACAGCAATCAGATTCGCTCCAAGCCAAGTTGTTCATTTCCGAATTGGAGATGATAGAAAAACTTTTTATCCATACGGCCAAAGCCTTATAGAACCAGCAAGAGCCCCAGCACATAGCCTCAGATTACTAGAAGATGCTATGGTCGTTTACAGATTGACTAGAGCGCCGGAAAGGCGTGTTTTCTACATAGATGTAGGTCAATTACCTCCATTCAAAGCCGAAGCATTTATGGATCGCTTGAAGGATCAATTCCGCAAAAGAAAGGTCGCTAATAGTAGTGGTGGTGTTGGCGCAAATGCCGTCGATGAAAGATGGATGCCACCAGCGCAAGATGAAGATTATTGGTTGCCTGTCAGGCCAAATAGTGGAACAAGAATCGATACTCTTCCCGGTGCTGAGAATCTTGGTGAAATTGATGATGCTGTATATTTCCGAAACAAACTTCTGACAGCACTTAATTTTCCAAAGAATTATTTTAACAATGAAGACCCCGGTGCAACTAGGATTACACTTTCATCGCAAGATGTCAAATTTGCAAGAATGATTGAAAGACTACAAAGTCACTTTGAAGACGGACTTCTTGAATTGGCAGAAAGGCATCTTGCTTTAAGAGGTTTCCCACAAGAAAACTATCGTGACCTTCGTGTCAAAATGACTCCTCCAAGCGATTGGAGAGAACTTTCTCGTGCCGAAGTTGTTAATGCCCGTTATGGAAATGCTGGTACTCTCAAAAGTAGTCAGCTTATGTCAGACTATGACATCATGACTAAGATACTCAAGTATCACAATGATGAAGCAGATGAAATGCTCGCAAGACTCAAGATTCAAAAGCTTGAAGATCTCAAGCTTCAAGTATTGGCCCAAAACCCACAACTTTTGGGTGTCGGTATTCCCGGTCAAGAAGAAGGCCAAGATCAGCCAGAATTGGGATCTACACCGGGAGGCCCATCACCGATGCCCGGTCCAGAAGGAGAACAGCCTCCTATGCCTCCAGAAGGATTGCCATCACCTCCAGAAGGCGGAGAATCCCCTAAACAAGCTGGATCTGAACCAACGATCTTGCCTGAACCAAGCAGCGATGATGTCAAAAAATTTGATCTTGAACTACAAGATTATGAATCAGAGTCCGATATAGAAGACATCGATTATAGCGTAGGTGAATAATGATTAAAATTAGTGTTTCCCAATTGCCAACAGTCACGATGAAAAATCGTGCAATAGTTGAATCATCTAAACAAGCTGGATGCATGTATTGTGGAAAAATTTTTCAAATTAGTGAAATAAAATCTTACACAGATAATCAAAAAACATGCTTATGCCCTCATTGCAATGTCGATGCAGTGATTGGCGATAATTCAGGTTACGAAATTACAGATAAGTCATTGCAAGAAGCAAATAAATTTTGGTTCACAAAAAAATGAATTTTCTTAAAAAAAAAATGAAGAATAAATAATTCATCCCCTTAATTCAGGAGAAGTATGAACAAGAAAATTGCAAGTAAATTAAAGGCACAGTATCTGTGCGGAATCATCACAGAAGCACAGTATCACGAAGCTCTTATGACTGGTGGTCCTAATAGATTTGATCCAAGTGGAAAAGCCGCACCTTATTCACCTCCTGAAACTCGTGGCCCTCATGAGCTTGGAGAGGTTCACGCAGTAATTTATGGTGGTGAATTAATTCTTTCTTCAAAGGACGCAATGGTGCATATTAAACTAAGGCAAGACCAAATTGAAGAAATTCTCACCGATCTTGGCGAAAAATATTAAATTATAAGAATTTCAAATCTTAAAAAATCAAAAAAACACCCAACTCAAAAAGTTGGGTGTTTTTTATTTGACTGGATATTTCAAGACACATTCAGTCAAGTTACTTGCCCTCATTCCTTTTTTTTCATTTCCAACAATTGAAATTGGAATTTTGGTGGGTAATGATGCTCCAGAAAAAATCTTAGTGAAAAAGTTTCCGCCCAAAATCATGTAATAAAACCACCAAGGAACAATATCCTTCAACAAATATGAACCACCCAAATCATATCCGCATTTTCCATATATCCACTTTACAGATTCAGTGCAATAAAAATTTGAAGAATCATTAAAATTAAAATCATAACTTGGATCTTCTTCCAAAAATTTATAAATATTTTTCTTAAAACACTCATCATCCAAAAATGATCTATTCTTCAAACGATAAACACAAAATTCAGTCATTTGCCAATCATCAAACCAGTCTATCAAACGCAATTTTCTTGTTCCCCAATCTGATACATCAACTGCATATGTTTCACCTTCTTCGACAAGAATGCAAGTTCCATGTGAATATGGTGAATTTGTAAAATATTGAATCAGTTTAGAAAATGGTATTCCGAATGGACCGGGAACATTAGCGGCGTTGTATACGATGTCTCCATTTTTAAGTGGCAAAGATTTCAATAAACTAACTATTTCTTTTCTTTTTTCGTAAAGAGGACCAAGTTTAATCATATTAATCTCTCAGTGAGCCGTATAGCCATCTGCTGCGTTTGGATATAACTCATCATCATTCGGCTTTCTACCGTCAAAATTGCCCAAACCTTTATCATCATTCATACCACCATGATGTTTTCTACCTATATTTTGAAAAGAATCCAGCTTGTAATCATTCAAAATTTCTTTTATTTCAGGATCATTCCTATGCTGATTCAAAAAAGCGACCAATTCTTGAGGTTTGATTTCCATGATCTTCTTAATAGCCCTTTTGACAACCTCTAAAGAAGCCAATGAATTTTGATCCATGTCATTTTTCTTGTTGTGAATTGGTTCGTGATCGTAGGAGGCAATCTCCTTTATATTCAAATATTGCTGAAATGTTTTCATTTATTTGTCCAATTTTACAAGTTGTTGCATACTTATATATGATGTTGGATTAGTAATCTGTCACAAGGTGATAGAGTGAAAATAAAAACAATTATGCGGTTCAAAATTTAAGCATGAAGTATACATACTCTCATCGGAAAGAGCCGAACCGCATGAAATGTTTTGTAATCCGTTGAATTATAACGGATAAGTAGAGGGAGTCAGGTGGTCTAAGAAACCGGAGAAATCAATATGAAGAGAAAACTTATTTCTTACGATGTCTTCAAGAATCTTGAAGAAAGCTCATTGACACATGTGGAAAAGGAACTCATTGAAGCTGAAGAATTACTTGCGGCAAGCCTCGGACTTGACGAAGTACAACTTCACGCATTTGGTGAATCTGATGTTACTTATAAGACATCAGACGACAATTTTATTCATGCCACCTATACTGTCTCCGACAATCAGGTGATTCTTGAAAACATTGAACTCCTTGTTGTTGAAGAAGAAAGCGCAAAGTCAGCAGCCCGCCAAACAATCAGCGTTATGATCGACAAGCTTCTTGAGAACGACAACAACGCAGCAAGTGAACTTTTCGAGTCTTACATGTCAATGCCTTCAGTTAAGAGGGAAATGTCTGTAAACGAAGCAGTTAAGATCGGAAAGAAGAAATCACCTCTCGCAGGCAAGAAGCAAAGCCCTGCAACAATTCTTAAGAGAAAGCTTGCTCGCAACGCAAAAATTTCCAGAATGTCGCCAGCAGAAAGAGCAGCAAAGCTAGGTCGCCCCAAGGGCAAAAAAAGCGGCAAGGCAAAGTTCTATGCATCAAAGCTCAAGCCTAAAACCATGAAGGAATGGGCAAGAATGTGCGAGAATGTTCTTGGATACATCAATTTTGTTGAAAATGGATCAGTACTCAGCGAAACAGCAGTCAAGTCTGATGATAATGGCAATGTAAGCGCAGTGGCCATGCCTTCAAGCAAAAACCGTAAAGAAGGAAAAGTTCTAAGCATGGGATTCAAGACCATGGACACAGAACTAAAAGTTCTCCGTGGAAACATGAAGAATATCAGTGAAGATCAAACTTTCGTCAAGGCCATGTCTGATCTGAAGCGTTACAACAATATCAGCGATAACAGGGCTCTTGAAGAAACCCTTGAGGCAATAGTTTCCAGATGGCCAGACATTCTTTACATCAGCGAAACAGAACTTGCACAGCAGATTGACTCAGCTTTGTCTTCAGCAAGCGTCAGCAATTACGATGACGATACTTGCTCATTCATGGCAGAAGCAATTCTTCGCACAGCACACAATGTGTTCACCGATAGAGTTCGCAAGATTGCACACCTCGCTGGATACGGCAAGGATGTAAGCAGCGACTGCAATGACTGCGAAGACGCTTATCGTGAATTTTCAAGCGTTTCACAGAATTTGTTCAACCAGCTTGATGAAAACCACAACAACGAAGTTCGCATCTTTGGCGACCTTTACAGCGCACTCAACGACATCTACCGCATCGCAAACGAAAGCGGAGATGAAGCAACAAGAGTCGAAGTTGCCGATATGATGCGTGAATGTTATGCAATTATGAACTCAACCAGACTTCCAGACATGGAACTCGCTGAATCAATCGCTGACTTCCTCGCAGAACTCATCGAGAGCGAAGGTGGAGATCATTCACAAAAAGGATGGGATCAAGGTGTCGAAATTGACGCTCTTGGCGACAACTCAATGACCAAGTGGAACGCAAAGCAGTATGCTGTTCCTTCTAACAATAGCGGCGACTGGAGAGATGCCGCTCCTGTTAGCGATGGCAAGTCTTATCACGGCAACTCAAATGAAATGGGACACAACGCCCTTGCAAACTATGGCAAAGACACTTGGCCAAATGTTCAAAATCCATTCACGCCAAAATCATTATTCGCAAAAATGAAAGAAAAAAGTGTAATCGATGATGAAGGTCTTGGAAGTTTCCAGAAGGATACTTGGCCAAACCTCCACAACCCAATGGCTCCAAAGCCAGTTATGCCAAAAATGGTTGAAGGATACGGACAATCATTCAAAGGAGTATAAATGGAAAATCAATTCCTTCTAGTTGATTGCTGCAACAACGGAGGATTTACCATGAGTCTTAACGAGTCAGTCTCCGATAGGGGACTGACTAAGTTCAAAGGTAAATTCCAAGAAGCAGAAGCAATCAATAAAAATAAAAGAATCTATCCATACGGAGTTCTTGACGAAAATGTTAAGAAACTTCTGCCGATTATCCAAAACCGTGGCCTGATCGGAGAACTCGATCACCCAACCGATTCTATAATCCACTTTGAAAAATGCTCTCACATCGTTACTAAACTATGGTGGGAAGGCAACAACCTAATGGGAGAGGGAGAAATCCTCAATACACCACATGGGAAAATTCTAAAGGCCCTACTGAACGATGGAGTTCGTGTGGGGATATCAAGCCGTGGAGTAGGAAACGGAAGAAGCGACGAGAATGGAATCCTTGTGATTGGTGAAAGCTACAAACTCATTACCTTCGATGCTGTAGCAGATCCAAGCACACACTCAGCATTTCAGGAGAAAGTGTCGAGTGGTAAGAAAGAAAGTTATGCCCCAACTGCAAATAATGCAGAAATTTCTAAAAATGCGGTTAAAAACGAAAGTAGCCGCATACATAATGTCAGAAAAGATGCATTGTTGGCTTGTTTGGGCGGAATAATCGAACAACAAACACGAAACATTACAGCGAGGTTAGGCTAATGGACAAGATCGTAGAAGCATTGAAGAATCTCCTACCGGAGAATGAAGTTAATGAAGTCGCTAACGCCGTTGGCGAACTACTTGAGCAGGCCAAGGAATCCCTTGAATTTGAGTATAATCAGAAACTTGAGGAAGCCTATGCCGAACTCACCAGCGAACTAGCTGAGGCTGAAAAGATTGCAGAACAAGGCTATGAAGAAGCCTACTCAATAATTGGAGACCTCAGAAATCGCCTTGAAGTTCAAGGTCAGGAATATAACTCCGCTCTCGAAGAAGGATATGAAGAAGCATACCAGATGCTTAAATCTGAAAGAGCTAAGAACGAAAACCTTGAAGTCGATATGTATGAAGAATACGACCATAAACTGGCCGAGATGAAAGAATACATCGTTGACAAGGTCGATCAGTTCCTCCAGATCAAGGGCAGCGAAATCTACGAACAAGCCCGCCGTGATGTTCTCACAGACCCAAGACTTGCAGAACACAAGGTCGCTCTCGACAAGATCGTTAATATCGCCTCAAACTACATCAGCAATGATGAATACGGTGTAAGCGGCGAAAGACTTGAAGAAGCTACCCGTGAAGTTGAAGCTATGAGGGGCCAAATGAGAATCCTTGAAGCAAGAAACATTCGTATCAGCACCGAAAACACCAAGCTGAACGAAGCAGTTCGTCAAGCTAATGACCTCATCACCGAAAGCCGCAGATTTGTGGCCAAGGAAAGGAAGTCAGCAGTTATTTCCGAACAGAATGAAAGAGCGCAGAAAGCAAAGAATGTATCGGGGAGAGGAAGCATTTCCAGCGATAATGTTGTTATTTCGGAACATAACAACTCCTCTGCTGGAGGTTCTGACATGGACCAATTGTTGGTCCTGTCGGGTCTGAAACAAACTAAGTAACTCCTTTTAGCTTAAAGAATAGGAAAAACATATGAACGCTAATTCTAGATTTTTGAACGAGGCTAGGGAGCTAGAAACTCGTTGGAAGCAGACCGGACTCCTTGAAGGCATTCAAGATCGTTATGTCCGCTCCGCTACCGCAGTTCTGCTCGAAAACCAGAGACTCATGAACGAAGTCTCAACCGATACTGGAGATGTCGCACAGTTCAAGAGGATTTCAATTCCACTTGTTCGTCGTATCTACCCACAGCTTATCGCAAATAAGATCGTTTCCGTACAGCCTCTCCTTGGCCCAACCGGCTTGGTCTACTATCTCCGCTTCCGTTATTCAAGCAACAAGGGCGCTACCCGTGGTGCTGACAATAACGGCGGATTCCCCGGCGACGATGCCAACTCACTCATGCAGAGAGCCGATGGTACTGCCAATCTCGACATCTTCTATTCCAGCCAGTTCATCCAGAATGAAACAACCAGCACTGATGCTGGCGCTGGTGTTGTAAGCGTGTTCGCTCCTCTTGAACACACGCCAATCCTTGCCGGAACAATAACAGGCACTATCTATGATGGCGCTACTGCTATTCAAACATTCACCGTGTCTGCTAGCGGAACTTTCACCTTCTCAGATATCGGCTCTCCTTCACCAAAGGTTACATCTGGTACTCTTCAGACAACCACAGGCGAACTCACCCTTACTTGGAACGGCGCTCCCGGCTCAAACAACGCAGTTTTGAGCTACGAATACAACATGGAGTGCAACCAAGATCTTCCTGAAATCAATCTCGTAATTGAATCAGAAGAAATCGCTGCTAAGACCCGTAAGCTCAAGGCTGTATGGTCTTATGAAGCACAGCAGGATCTCCGCTCACAGCACAATCTTGATGCCGAAGCTGAGTTGACCGCTGTTCTTGCACAGGAAATCAACCTCGAAATCGACCGTGAAGTTCTCACCGACCTTCGCAACAACGCCGGTACTGTCTCAGCTTGGGACTTCAACACCGCACTCGGCGAAACCATCAAGGAAAAGTACGAAAGCCTTTATGTTAAGGTTGTCGAAATTTCCAATGTCATCCACAGAAAGACCCTTC